ACCTGAGCCGCGCCCTTCATCCCTGTCGGGTCTTTAGCCATTACTTGCCCTTCTTACCGGCTTTGCGCTTTACCGAATACGCGATGGCAACAGCCTGCTTAACAGGCTTGCCAGCCTTCACTTCAGCGCGAATGTTCTTACGAAAAGCCCCCTTAGAGGCGGACTTTACGAGAGGCATTAACGCATACCCCGTTTCATCGGAGTCGGTCGGAAATCAACCGCAGTGCGGATCATGTCCTCGTTAACGCGCTTCGGCATACGCGGAGCAGGCATCCGGGGTTTCTGCATCCGGCTGTTTTGAATCATGTCACCGACTGTTGCGCCGGGAGACACGCCGATTGGACCGGGGTTTTTCTTTCCGTACATGTTTTTTAACCTTTTTTGGAGGATTTACGGGGCTTTCGGGCGGTAAGGGCTGACTTTCGGAAAGCGGCAGCCGTTGGAGCGCCTTTAGCGCCAGGTTTACGCATTTTCTCGCCCGATCCCGCAGCGATTCGAGCGCGTTTTTCATGAATTCGAGCATATAGACCCTTTTTTGCAGCCATTTCAGCACTTCCACCGCTTGAGGGATGCCTTGGCTCGCTCGCCATTCTTGGCGTTGCGGGCTACTGCGCCCATGCGTTTACAGAAAGATCGTTTACGAGCAGCGTCCTTTTCCGTTTTAGGGTTAGGCGCAGGCGGTTTCAACTTAGAACCCGTCGCCCGATTGTACCGAGCGCGGCCTTTGGCGGTCAATCCAGCCCCTCTTGACACCGGCAACTTTTCTCCTCTCTTAATTGAGAGGCTAACCGACTTGCGTGCCATCTATGCTCCCATCCAAGTGTTGATCATGCCGCTTTCGCGGCTTGTGGTAATCGTGCGGGGACGCTCGCGGTATTCGCGGTGCGCGACCGGGTATGCAAACGTGACAGCGATGGCGTCGGCAGCGTCGGGCGATGCAAGGCCACGCGATTTCATGTCCTTCTTAGACTCCAGCAAGATAGCGCCAGAGGAATTGATCTTCTGCTTTGGACCTGTGAGGTCGGCTTTAAGTTGCCGGTCGTTCGGCAGCGCAGCGTCTTTCAGCCACGCTTTCATTTCGCCCCACAACTCTGCACGCTTGTTTTGCCACATAGCCGGGGTCTTGGACTTCCATCCGAAGTTGACGCCACGCACCACCTTATAACGCTGCTCTTTAAGGCGATCAAGGATGCCGTAGCCTAGTCCGCCTTCGTCGAGGACGACGAGGGCCGGGCTATATTCTTCAATCGCGTCGATAACGCGGCCCACAATCTCCATCGTGTCTTCGCCTTTGAAGCGTTTGATGGCGATGATGTCGCGGCCCTTACGCACAGCAATTACCGTCGAGTCTGCTCCGCTTCGCGCTGGATCGACTCCAATAACGATAGGCGCTGTTTCATCCTTATACCGGGCACGAGCCATGGCCTGATCCACCAGGCTAGGCGGTATAAATTGGTCGTCACCTTCTGACGGAAACTCTCCATAGACTTCCACCTTGGCTTGCGGTGAGTCGATGCCGTATTCGTCGATGATCTGCTGATACACCGACTTATCGGTTTCTTCAACGGTGCGAGCGTCAATGTTGCGGGTGTTCCAGAACGCACGCTTAGAGTGGAACGCCTCAAAGAAGTAACCCTCGTTACGACGGGGGTTGCTAAACGACATCCAGAAACGGTGCGGGGTGTTCTCCGTAAAGAAGCCTGCCGTCACCGACCAGATGGGGTCAGGAATACCGCTGGCTTCGTCGAAGATCACCATAACGCCATCGAAGTTGTGGACACCGGCATACGAGTCGGGGTTCTCTTCGGACCACAGGCGACCCTCAACAGACCAGTAACGAGTACCTTTCTTAAGGTCACGTTCAACCAGTTCGGCAAGCCATTTAGCAGGCATCACGCGGGTGGCGCTAATCTCAAACCAATGCGAGTTGATGAGGAGTGCTGCCCACTTAGTAATTTCTGCCCATGTGATCGAGCGTAACTGCGCTTCCGAGTTAGCCGACACAATGGTCGTTGAGCCAATCCGGGTACTCAGCATCCAGAGGATGAGCCACGACACCAGCGCAGACTTGCCGATACCGCGACCCGAAGCCGTAGCCATACGCAGGACTTCGTAGGAGGTTGCGGCCTTATTCTTCGCAACATGTGCGGCGATGTCGCGCAGGATTTCCCGCTGCCACTTACGCGGACCCTTGAAGTGTTCGAGCGGCGTGCCTTTCTGGCCCCAAGGGAAAGCGAGCAGCACGAAGGCCTCTGGGTCGTCCTTGATCGTGGGCGACCAAAGTTTGCTCATCAGCAACTCTTCTTCTTCGGGGCTATAGATCGGCTGTTGCATTACTTAACGCGCTGCAAGTTTGCGGGGTCTCGAACCATGACTTGTTGCACCTGCCCACCCGGCGACACGTCTACGACCGAATCAATACCAGCAATATCCATAGCGCGAATAAAGTCAGAATAGTCATTGAATGGATTCCCGTTTTCGTCGTACGACAATTTAGAACGACGAATACCCTTGATTTGCCCTTTTTTGTCTATGCCAAAAACCCTGTATGCAAGTTCAGGGTCAACCTTTTTGACGGCTTTAAACGCTTGACGGTTAGCCGCGTTGGCTCGGGGTGTGTTTGGCGTAAACCCTTCGTCGTCAAAGTACAACGATTTTTTAATATCTGGTTTCCATTGGGTCAGGCTGCCTTTATCAGTGGCAAAGCCTTCGGCATAAGCCTTGGCGCCAACATAGGAACCGGGGCCAAGCGCCGCCATTTTTGAATACGCGCCTTTTACGTTAGGGTCAAACTGTTCAAATGCTGGGTTTGGCGAGCCATGCCAAAGGTCGCCAAATGCGCGTTCAGGCTCGGTAATGCGAGACACTGGCGCAGGCGCACCACGCACGCCCATCGGCACGTTACCGCCAATGAGTTCACCGAGGCCAAGGGCACCGGACATGGCTTTCTGGCGAGCAGCACGCAGCATATCCAACACGATACGTGGGTCAGTTCCCATCTGCCGTGCGGCTTCTATAAGCGCTTGGGCAGTGGCTACCGGCTGCGTTACTAATTGCTTGGTGCCTTCTAGTTGGTCGGTCAGTCCGCGACCCATGCCTATAGAAAGGTTAATCAGGCGATCCTGCATCCCGTAACGAGAAGGCGTCTGCGGCAGCATTCCCGGCTCTAGCGGTGCAGGGACGTAAGACGCTAAGGAGTTACGTAAAGGGGGAGCAAGACGGTTATTCGGCGGCATGGGCTGAAACCTCCTGCTGATACTTTACCGGCTCAGTAGCCTCATGCGCTAATTGATCCGGTGTAGCGTCATATACGCGGCCCGCCAAGACGCGAGATTCTGCCTCTTGCAGCGCGGCGACAATACTAATCTGGGATTTGATATCCACTTGGACTTGCTGTTTGGCGACCCATCCGTGAAGGTGGGTAAGCAGGGCGAGGGCTGCCTTGCTATCTCCCTCAAGCGCGGCAGAGCGCAATTGAGCCGCAGCCTCAACCTCAGAGTCCGCACGACCTTTCCCCTCAGCGACCGCAGCCGCGTTATCTAACTGGCAGAGTCTACGGTACTCGACGGGCAGCAACCCAGCCGCAAAGGCCAAGGCGTCACCCTTCAGCCCAAGTTTAGCGGCGTTGTAAATCTTCTCCAGAACCTCCGGCGATGCCTTCAGTTCACGAGGCGCAAAAGGAATGGACTTAAAGGATTCTGTTACGAGGTTCATACCGGAACTCTTTGCCAGAACAGGCGGGAACGTCAGACATCCAACCGTGGTGGGTGGCATGGGCACACCAGACCTTCTCAGCAACCTTAGTCACTTCAGCAGCCCAGAAGCAAGATCGGCACACCAAAGCCTTGGCAGCAAACTCTGCCCACTCCAACTCCGACATACGTATCGACATAAGCGGACTGTAACAGAAGGTTTGGCAAGGAAGGAAGAGCAAGAGCAAATTGGGCTACGCCCAACCAGTCTGCTCTAGCGAGCAGCAACGTGCAGGGTGATCCTGCCGGGAGGCCGCGATCTCCAACAACCGTGGAGCCTGTGTGCCGAGGCGGAAGCGTCTAGGGATACGTTTAGTGCCTTAGATTGTGCGGCTCTTGGACATTCAAATTATCCAAGTCATCAAAACCGCTTCAGTTACCTCTCGGTCGCTACCAGCGCATCTGGTCAGACGTTGCAAAAGGAATGTTAGCAGAGTTT